CTGATCCCACCCTTATACAGGGAGAAACACCAATCAATTTTCTGAACAAGATTCAGAAGGTTGCCTACAGGTTAAACCCGTTTATTGTTGATGTCGCTGAGACGTTACTTGAGCGTGGAATACAAGTAGGTAAGTTCATCCCTATTGTTGAAATGCCACTGCCACCAAAGCCTGCAGACATTGCCGACAACAAAGAGTCAAGGCATGACTACAACCGCAAGGCGGCAGAGGTACACAACATCAATGCACAAGCATTTCAGAGGTCATGTCGTACAAGGATGACAATGAATGCGGTGAAAGTCTTCAAGGATAAAGAGAAATTCTTTATTCCTTGGAGTTTTGATTACAGAGGAAGGGCTTACCCTATCCCTGCATTTCTCACACCACAAGATACTGACTTTGGTAAGTCACTCCTAAAGTTTCATGAGCAGTCTTTTATGACGCCTGAAGCTGAAGGATGGCTGGCCTTCCAGTGCTCAACAGCCTATGGGCTGGATAAAGAGACAATGGCTAACCGTTTATCTTGGGTAATTGAGAATAAAGATCTAATCACTAGGATTGCGAAGGATCCCCTTGGAACAATATCTGAATGGGAAGTGGCTGAAGAGCCTTGGACTTTCCTAGCAGCATGTGATGAATACTATCATTGCGTGTTGGAATGTGATCGTACTCACACTAATTTGCCTGTCGCTGTTGATGCTACCTGCAGTGGATTGCAAATTCTCGCTGGACTCGCTAGAGACGCATCTACAGCAAAATTGGTGAATGTATTGCCTAGTGAAAGGCCGCAGGATGCATACAAGGTTATTGCTGAAGAAGCTAAACCACATGTACCTGAGTGTATAAAGCCACATATGGATAGGAAGACGACCAAAAGAACGGTCATGACTGTCCCCTACAACGCTAAACCTTTCAGCAATCGTGGTTATATCCGTCAAGCATTGCTGGAGAAAGGCGTTGAGGTTGAGAAGGATGACCTGACTGCAACTGTCAAGGCTGTACGCAATGCCATGAACGTCGTCGTTCCTGGTCCAATGCGTGTCATGAAGTGGATTGAGTCTGAGGTATCAGCAGCGATTGATCGTGGTTCAACGAAACTTAAATGGGTCACACCTTCAGGGTTTGTAGTGACACAAAAACTGATGAAGAAAAAGACTCAAGACATTGAGTTGCAACTTTTAGGCAGGTGCAAGATCAAAGTTGCTACTGAAGATGATGACAAGGTTGATCGTGCTCATCATAAAAATGCAACAGCTCCCAACCTCATCCATTCACTTGATGCAAGCCTGCTGCACCTATCTGCATTGCGTTTCGACGCACCGATTTCCCTCATACACGACTCGGTTCTATGTCGTGCTACTGACATGTCTGTTTTATCAGCCATTGTTCGTGAGACATACATGCACCTCTTTGCGGAGCATGACTACTTAACTACCTTTGCTCAACATATTGGAGCAGAGACTGATCCTCCGATGATTAATACTTTGGAACCATCGTCGGTTATTGAATCCACCTATTTCTTTTGCTAATGGCACGAAACACTATTGTTACCGAACAGCCTGTTGTCCTTGAGGGATACCAGGCCGTACTGAAACCCGGCAAGTTTGGCTACAAGCTTATGGCTGTAGTCCCACAAGACATTGCTGACAAACTAGAAGAAGACCGCGTTGATAGCCTCAAGTGGTGTCAATCTAAACTGAAGAATCCCAAGCGTGCTGTGTGTAAGCCTGAACCTTGGGAAGAAGTATCAGATGGTATGTATCAGATCAAGTTCTCATGGAATGAGGACACGAAACCTCCCATTGTGGACACTGAAGGCACAGTGATTACTGATGAAGAGACTCCGCTGTATAGCGGTAGCAAGGTCAAGCTTGCATTCTTTCAGAAGCCTTACATCCTGAAGGACCAGACCACCTACGGCACAAGCCTCAAACTCAAGGCTGTACAGGTTGTCTCCCTTTCGTCTTCTGCTGGTGTTGATACCGGGGACATGGATGAAGTGGACGTTGCTGCATTGTTTGGCACGACCAAAGGATTCAAGGCATCAGAACCAAACATCACTCCTGCTCCTGATACTGACGACGACTTCTGATGGCATTCCGCTCAGGTCTCGAAGAGAGGGTCGCTGACCTTCTCGTCGATCTGGGTGTCAAATATGAATACGAAAGTACGAAGGTTCCCTATGTAATCCAGCACAACTACACGCCTGACTTTATTCTTCCGAATGGTGTCTGGCTTGAGTGTAAGGGTTACTGGGACAGTAAGGATCGTAAGAAGATCAAAGAGGTCATCAAACAGAATCCTGACATTGACCTACGTATGGTCTTTCAGGCACCCTACAACACAATATCTAAGAAAAGTAAAACAACGTACGCCGCTTGGTGTGAAAAACTTGGCATCAAATGGTGTTCATTTGCAACCATCCCAGTTGATTGGCTTATCTAATGCACTCTAAATTCAAATACGGATCAGTCGAGTATTACTCTGAGTACTTCAGTGATGTTTTGGCTGATGTTGATGGTGAGAAACCTGAAACAGCTCAGATCTTGATGGACGCATTCTACCGAGCTTTAGATAGCTGGTTCGATTATCATTCTATACAGGCAGATGCATACGCAGAACTCCGACAGCGAGTTCGTAAGGCACTTACCGTGTCCTAATTGTGGGTCGTCTGATGCAAATAGCTTGTATTCAGACGGCCACACTTTTTGTTTTAGATGCCACACCGTAACAAGTGGTGATGGCGAACAAGTAAACCACCACACTCATCACGTGCACGATGTACGACTACAAGGATCAGCCGGACGGCTGCAGTCCAGAAACATTTCAGAACGAACTGCAGAACACTTCAAAACCTACAGAGATGGAGAGGTCTTACGCCACTATTATTACGACAGCTCTGGAACGCTTGTCGGAGCAAAAGTAAGGACAAAGGACAAGCAATTCCGATGTGAAGGGGAGGTCAAGACCCTTTTCGGTATGCAGCTCTTCAAACACAAGACTGCAAAGGATCAAAAGCTCATCATTACTGAAGGTGAGATGGACGCCATGTCAGTCTGGGAAGCAAACCCCAACTGGCCTGTAGTAAGCATTCCAAATGGAGCTGCTTCTGCAAAGAAGGCGATCCAAAACAACTAC